TCATGTTTTAGGTTGTCTCTGAGATGCTTTGCATAGCAAAACTCGGCGCGTGGATAACTGATCTTATATTGTTGCATTATCATTGGTTACCTCTGTTTGTTGGTTTACCATTAGGAAAGGTAAGCGCCATGCTAAACGCTTGCCAGTCCTCTGGTGTCATTATTTGCTCTACTTTGTGGATCGGCGTGTTATCTTTTAGGCCGTACTTCTTGCGCAGTTTTCCTATGATGCTTTTGTGTGATTTGTTTTTTGGTATATGCATTATGCACATTTCCTATAATACATATTATCAATAAACCACTTAGCCTCGCCAAGAGTATCTGTAGCATCGTGAGCTTCGTATGCATCATAGATATCACCACTTGCTGGTATCTTTGCTATATTCCAAAATGTATAACTAGCATCAATTCTTTTTATAGAATATCCTCTGTACTCATAAAGTCCTGGTTCTATTTTTCTTGTTTTGTTTATCATTTACTTCTCCAAAGTATGTAAGATTTAATTACCTTACAATACTCATTATACATATATATACCCAATAAGCAACACTATATAGTTAAAAAAGTGCAATTAATTACCTAAAATGTGCAAAATAACCTAAAATAAAGCATGGAAAAGGGAAAACCAGGCAGAAAAAGAAAGCTATCTAATTTAAGTGAAGAAGAATACAAACAGATCAGTCTATGGTCTGGAGATGGCTTAAATGAAAGCCAAATCGCTACATTGCTTAATGTAAATATCTCAACAATAACTAGAGAAAAGAAACGTAACGAGCAATTTGCACACGCTATAAAAAAAGGAAAGTACAAAGCAGTCCAATTAGTAGCAAACAAAGTATTTCAAAATGCGATGGACGGCAAAGAAACAAGCGCGATATTTTTCCTAAAGAATCGCGACCCAGATAACTGGGCGGATCGCCAGGAAGTAAATTACAACCTAGATCTTAAGAACGTTCTCACCGACGCACGCGCGCGCATCATCGATCACAATCCAACGCGCCTGCCCAAGCGAGCGCAAGCGCTGAGCAAAAATGCACAAGCGAGCGAGGGCGAGGGCGCGAATGAATAAATATAGGGTGGGGCGAGTGCGAGGCAATAGTTTTTATTACTCCCTTTTTAACTAATGCAAAATTCTCTCAATAAATCGCATTTGACCCCCCCCCTTTCGTTGCGTGGCGGTGGTGATATATGTATAACTACTCAACTAAAATTTTTTAATTTTTTTTTAATATGAAATACGGCGTAAAACTAGAAAAGGAATTGATGACCGAACTATGGTCAGGACCAATTAAAGACAACCCAGTAAACTTTGTTAAGTATGTGTTCCCATGGGGTCAAAAAGACACCCCCCTTGAAGATTTCAAAGGACCAAGAAAGTGGCAGGAAAAAATTTTACGAGAAATGGCAATACACATTGAACGAAACAATGTATTAGATCTACCAGAGATGTTTAGACTAGCCGTAGCATCAGGTCGTGGTATTGGTAAGTCCGCACTTGTCGCATGGATCATAATATGGATGTTATCTACTAGACTTGGTTCTACCATAATCGTAACCGCTAACACCGAGCAACAGCTTCGTTCAAGAACATGGGCTGAACTTGGTAAGTGGCTAACACTATCTATTAACTCTCATTGGTTTACCAAGACAGCTACCACAATTAAACCAGCACAATGGTTTGAAGATGCGCTAATAAACGACCTCAAGATTGACACTGGTTATTATTACGCGCAGGCACAGTTATGGAGTGAGGAAAACCCAGATGCGTTTGCAGGCATCCATTCATCTTACGGCGTATGCTTGATAATGGATGAAGCATCAGGTATTCCTTCTCCTATTTACTCGGTCAGCGAAGGGTTCTTCTCCGAACCCACGCGCGACCGCTATTGGTTTACTTTCTCCAACCCACGCCGAAACACTGGGCCATTCTACGACAGCTTTAACTCTAAGCAATCATTCTGGAAGAACGAGCAGATAGACTCGCGCACGGTCGAAGGCACCGACCAAAAGCTCTTTCAAACGATGATTGAGCAGTACGGCGAAGATTCCACAGTCGCGCGCGTGGAGGTGATGGGCGAGTTTCCATCCGCAGACGATGATACTGTCATACCTATGGGCTTGGTCAAAGCAGCGGTTGATAGGGATGTCTCTCTTGCAGCTAACGCACCTATTATATGGGGACTGGATGTCGCTAGGTTTGGCGGAGATAACTCTGCGCTATGTATACGACAGGGTAACCATGTGATGAGTATTAAGTCGTTTAAGTCTATGGATTTGATGCAGTTATGTGGTGTGATTAAGAATATGTATGACGAATCTACTGCGATAGAGCGACCGCAGGAAATATTAATTGATGTGATTGGTTTGGGCGCAGGCGTGGTGGATAGACTCGCGGAGCAGAACTTACCAGTGCGCGGAGTCAATGTCGCGGAGGCACCATCAAGCAAGAAAAATTATTTAAACTTGCGCGCTGAATTATGGTTTGCGATTAAAGACTGGTTGGTGCAAAGAGATTGCAGGATTCCGCACGATGATGAGTTGGTCGCAGAACTAGCATCGCCTTTGTATAAATATACGTCTACAGGTAAAATAAAAATTGAAAGCAAAGACGAAATGCGTAAGCGTGGAATTAAGTCTCCAGACAAGGCGGATGCGCTCGCGCTGACGATGGCATCCTCGGCTGCAAGTTTTGGTGGAAGCACTAGCTTTTTAGGTTATAATTTCAGACAACCGCTCAAATCTAAAATAATTAGAATAGGATAAATGGATTACAAAGTTGAAGATTTAATAAAAATGATGAACATACAAAATATGGGAACATTGTATCAAAACAAAAATGTACCTTTTGTAGATAGAGTTATTAATCCGCAAGACTATCCAGTTCCTAGTATTTTGGATGAAGCTGGTAGGATGCAAACACATTTTATGTCTGCTACACCAGACAAAGAAGGTAACTGGTTTGCTTATCCAAACATAGTTTTTGAAGATGGTAATTATAAAAAGTTAAATCTAAATGAAGATCAAGCTTTAGAGTATGCAAAGAAATCTGGTAATGTTGTTTCTTTTGGTAAAAATAAAGATGCAGCTTTAGATTTTTCTAAAAATTATAAACCACAAGAGTTTAAAGAATATTACAAAGGACTTTTACAGGAATAAAGTATGGCAAAGAAGTACAACGAAGAAGAAATAAAAGCAGTCGTCCAAGAAGAAACAGATATGATTGATCTTGTAGGCGTGATTAAGTCCGAGATGGATGATGCTAAAGATTTCATACACCAAGTAGGCGCAGAAAGAGCTGAATCAACAGAATATTACCTTGGTACAGAGCCAGAAGGTACTAGCTCTATGCAATCAGAGTTTGTTTCTACAGATGTAAGAGAAAGTGTTTTATTTATGTTGCCATCAATTATGCGTACTTTTTTTGGTACTAAAAAGATTGTTGAATTTGTACCTAAAGGACCAGAAGATATAGAGGTTGCACAACAACAAACAGATTATATTAACTATGTCATACAACAAAAGAATCCTGGTTTCCAAGTTTTGTATGACGTTTTTAAAGATGCGTTGGTCAGAAAGACTGGTTTTGTAAAAGTATTTTGGGATGACAGCGTAACTGCAACAACACACGAATTTACCAACATAGACCCACAATCTTACCAAGCATTAATCATGGATAAGAACGTAGAGGTCATAGAAGAATCAGTCACTAACGAAACAATCATAACTATGGACCCTATGACTGGCGAAGAAGTTACCCAAGAAATACCAGCAAGCTATGACCTAACCATTAGAAGATTAAAACCAAAAGACCAGGTATGTATTGAATCAGTACCACCAGAAGAAGTGCTTATATCAAGACACGCGCGCGATATAGAAACAGCTTCTTACGTTGCACACCGCATGATTAAATCTGTGTCCGACCTAGTAGCTATGGGCTACGACCAAGAAGAGATGGAACAGTATGCAGGTTATGGCGGCAGCGCACTTGACCCAGAAAGCTACGAAGAACAAGAAGCAAGAAACCCATTTGACAACATGGTATACCCAGATAGAAACGATGCTGGTGGTAAAGATGTTTTATATGTAGAGCATTATTTATACTATGACTATGACGATGATGGTATTGATGAGCGAATCAAAGTTTGCACAGCAGGTAATGGCTTAGAAGTTCTTAATGTAGAACCATTAGACGAACTACCTATATGTATGTTCTGTCCTGACCCAGAACCACACACAGCAATAGGATCTTGTCCTGCTGATTACTTAAAGCCAATCCAAGCGGCTAAATCACAAATTATGCGTGATACCCTAGATTCTCTTGGTCATTCAATCTTCCCAAGAATGGGAGTTGTTGAGGGTCAAGTAAACATAGACGATGTACTCAATACAGATATTGGTCAGCCAATTAGAATGAGAGCGCCAGGAATGGTACAACCATTTGCTGTACCTTTTGTTGGTAAAGAAGCTTTCCCAGTCCTAGGATATTTAGACGAAGCCAAAGAAAACAGAACTGGTGTATCTAAAGCAAGTGCAGGACTAAACGCAGAAGCCTTACAATCTACAACTTCCGCAGCTATATCAGCTACTATGAGCGGTGCGCAAGGTAGAGTAGAGCTTATATGCAGACATTTTGCTGAAGGTGGCTTAAAAACCATGTTTAAAACAGTCAATAACTTGGTAATCAAGCACCAAGAAGCACAAGATGTCTTTAGATTAAACGGTAAATTTATACCTGTAGACCCAAGATATTGGGACTCAGACAAGGATATGGTAGTCAATGTAGCTATATCTAAGTCATCTGACCAAGAAAAGTTCCAAGTTTTAACAGGTCTAGCATCAAAACAAGAACAAATCATGCAAACACTAGGGCCACAGAATCCTCTAGTGTCAATGCAACAATATGCTAACACCCTAACAAGAATGATCGAGCTAGCAGGCTTCCAAGATGCACAATCCTTTGTGAATACAGAAGTTCCGCCTATGCCTCCGCAACCGCAACAGCCTCCACAACCAGACCCAGCTACTTTATTAGCACAGGCTGAAGCTCAGAAGGCACAGGTAAGCGCACAAAAAGCTATGATTGATGCTGAAACAGATAGAATGAAAATCATCATGGATGATGACAGACAAAGAGATATCGAAGAGGCACAACTCAGAGTTAAAGCTTTAGAGCTACAAGCTAAGTATGGCGCACAAATAAACATTGCAGAAATTAATGCAATCATGGAACGAGACAGAGAAGGAATAAGACAAAATGCAAAAGCTCAAGCTCAAGGATTATTTACAAACAATGGCCCACAACAAAATATTTGATATTGAAGT